AACCTGCGCCTAAGCCAAAGGCTCCGACTCCTCCTCGGCAGGAAAGAGACACGACGACGCCAAAGACTGGCGCAAAGCTAGGTGATACAGGCGGGCCAGCATCTGAAAAGATGCGCGAGGTTGGTGTTCGTTACACGCCTACGTCCAAGCCCGGTGGCGGTTTAGAGATGAAGGCCGACATTAAAAAGACCGCACCAAGCGGTGAGTTGGCTCGTACTCTTGGCCCAAGCCCTGGAGATGTGCTGGCTACTGTTGGTGATTTGCCAAGTGTAGACAGAGACACAGCAGCTGCAAATATTGCTGGCCGTCCTGACTTGAACCGTGATGTTCTTGGCGACCTTGCAACCCGCGCTAGGGCTGGGCAGTTGCCGGACACGCCAGTTGGCAGCGTAAACCTATTAAATACAATCGGCGCAAAGTCGGCCATGAATATCCTGACAAAGATTGCTAAGGATGAGCCTGTTATTAAGGATGGCAAGATTACTTACAGCACAGAGATTGTTAAGGATGAGCGTGGTGGCGTCGCTGGTATTATTGAGCCGGGGCTTGTCGAAGGCAGTAAGGTTTATACGGGGCGTCCCGACCTTGACCCGTTTAAAGACGCGCCAGAACGCGATGAGCCAGAGCCTCAGCCTCAGCCGGATGAGCCAGTGATTGAAGATGAGGCAGCGGGAACACTGCTTGCGCCGACTAAGAAACGCGCTAGGGCTACTCGTTCTAAGCGCTTTGCTGGTGAAACCCTGCTGGAAGGCGGGGGAGTCCTATACAAGTAAGGTTGGTAACATGGCAGTACAGCAAGAATCCCGGAGAGAAGCAGGTATACAGGCAGTTAAAACTGCTCAAGAAGATGTCATGGGCAGAACCATGGATGCCTTATTTACTGTTGAGTCGGCTAGAGGAAAACTGCAAGGCCAAGAAGAATACGGCAATACAAGTGGTAAGTACCATATTACAGACGAAACGCGGAGCATGTTTAAGATTGATGCCTCGTTGCCGGAACAAGAACAGGCCAGACAAGTTGTTATGGGTTTCATAGGTTTTATGAAAAACGGAAACAAAGACTTGGGCATTCCCGGCATAAACTTTGACGCACTTACTGCTGATGAGCAAGTTGCTAGTTTGTCGTATGTATACAATGCAGGTCACAATCAACCAAATTTTCGCAAGGCATTGGGCCATCTAGCCCGCGCTCGTTCTGGTAAAACTGACTACGACACAGCCAAATTAGCCAAAATTGCTGCTGGATTTATGGATGTTTATAAAGCAGGCGGCGCTGCGTCTCTTGGCCTAATAAGGCGGCGGCTATCAGAACAAAATGTCTTTATTAATGGTGGTAAAATAAACCTTGATTTGGATGTGAACCGCCTTGATGGAGTCAAAACTATAAGGGCTAATATGCAATCTGCACTATCCGGCCTAAATAATTTTGAGTCATATATGAAGCTGCGAGATATGACGCTGCCAGCGCCAAGCCCAATAAGGAGAGTGATATGAGTTTTCTAACCCCCAAAATGCCGACACCACCCCCAGCCCCACCTCCACCGCCAGAGCCTAACATGGGCAAAGCAAAAGCATTGGCTGAAGAAGCGATGACAGGCGAAATGAAGCGCCGTAAGGGTCGTGGCTCCACTATTGTGGCTGGTGCGCTAGGTGATACAGCAACACCTACAACCAAAACACCAACACTATTGGGGTAAGTCATGGATAAAGCAGTCAGCATAGCAAAGCGGTTTGACTATATTAAAAGCCGCCGCGATAACTGGGACACACACTATCAGGAACTTGCGGACTACATGCTTCCGCGCAAGGCTGATATTGTGAAGAAGCGGTCCCGCGGTGAAAAGCGCATGGAACTTATCTATGATGGTACAGCGCTACAGTCTATCGACCTGATGGCTGCTTTCCTTCATGGCATGCTGACTAGCGGTGCAGCGCCTTGGTTCCATTTGGACATCAAAGATACAGACATTAATCGTGACGATGATGTGCGCGAATGGCTGCAAGACACATCAATGCGCATGATGCGGGCGTTTAATCAGTCAAACTTTGAGACTGAGGTACATGAGACCTACGTTGACTTGGTTGTATTCGGTACATCCTGCATGTTTATTGAAATGGACAAAGGTGACCTACGGTTTAGCACACGCCACATTTCTGAGTTCTACGCCCAAGAAGACCAGTTTGGCATGGTGAACACCGTATTCCGTATGTACAGAATGACTGCGGAGCAAGCTGTAGAGCGCTTTGGCATTGAGAATGTCAGCGACTTCATTAAGAAAAAGGTTGAAAAGAATCCTGATGAGGAAGTCGAAATACTGCATGCGGTTATGCCTCGCACAGAGCGCGATGTAACAAAGGGTAACAACAAGAACATGCCATTTATGTCTGCGTATCTTTGCATGCAGACTAAGATGATTATGTCAGAGGGTGGTTTTGAGGAACTTCCTTACGTCGTGCCGCGCTTTTTGAAAGCAACTGGTGAGGTTATGGGTCGTTCACCAGCTATGACTGCGCTGCCTGATGTTAAGATGCTGAATTTGATGTCTAAGACAATTATTCAGGCTGCACAAAAGCAGATTGACCCGCCTCTGCTTGTGCCTGATGACGGTTTCTTGTTACCTATTCGTACACAACCGGGGGGTCTTAACTTTTTTCGTGCAGGCTCACGAGACACCATCACACCATTGCAGACTGGTGCCAACATTCCTATTGGCTTAAATATGGAAGAACAGCGGCGGGCTGCAATTCGTCAAGCATTTTACGTTGACCAGATTTTGTTCTCAGGCCAGCCGGGGATGACAGCTACAGAGGTTGTCCAGCGTCAAGAAGAACGTATGCGCGTTATCGGCCCTGTTCTTGGCAGGCTAATGAATGAAATGCTGCGCCCTATGATTGACCGTGTATTCTCGCTGATGCTGCGTGATGGCATGCTGGCAGAACCACCAGAGATTTTGCAAGGCCGTGACATAGACATTGAATATGTGTCACCGCTGGCAAAGGCACAGAAGTCTAATAGCCTTAACAACACGATGCGTGCGCTTGAGATATTGCTTCCGCTTGCACAGTCGCTGCCAGTGGGAGACCATATTGACCCAGATGGCTTAGTTGAGCATGTTACTGATGCGCTTGGTGTTCCTAAGACTACACTCCGCTCTAGCCGTGAGGTAGCAGAGACACGCAAGCAACGCGCTGAACAAGAGGCCATGATGATGCAGAGGCAGCAAGAACAGGAAGATGTGTACACTACAGCGCAAGCTGCACAGGCTGTTAGGATGGTTCAAGAATGAAAGAAATAGAACAGCTGCGAGATATGTATAAGAAGACCTTTGACTCCAATGCGGGACTCAAAGTGCTAAAAGACCTTGAGGCACGCTGCAACTGGCGTGGTTCAAGCTATGTGGCAGGCGATGCTAATGCCACGGCTTTTGAAGAAGGAAAACGTGCTGTTATCCTTCATATACACAACATGATGACAGAGGAGAAGTAATGTCTGAAGAAGCAATCGAACAGGTAGCCCAGCCAGAGGCCGCACCGCTGGAAACCCCAGCAGAGGTGGCACAAGGCGGGTCTGGTCACGATTTTCTGAACATGATTCCAGAGGAACTGCGTGACCACCCAAGCCTAAACCCTATTCGTGATGTAGGTAACTTAGCGAGGTCTTATGTAAACGCACAAAGGCTAATCGGAGCAGATAAACTACCGATGCCTATGAACCCAACGGATGAAGACTTAGACAACATTTATGGGAGACTAGGAAGGCCAGAGACACCGGAAGGCTATGAAGTTACAGCTGACGGCAATATAGTTACAGAAGAAATTGCCAATGATTTCAAAGGTGTAGCACATCAACTAAGGCTGACACCGGACCAGGCGTCCGGTATCTTGGAATACTACAAGTCAATGTCTGAGGGGAGTGTGGCAAAAATGCAACACTCTGAGCAGGAGTATCAGCAACAGGTGCAGACCGAACTCAAGCAAGAGTGGGGCGAGGCATACGAAAGCAAGATACAATCGGCGGCAAATGCTTTTCAGGAATTTGCGTCACCAGAGGTGTTAGAAATGCAGCTTGCTGACGGCACTAAGGTAGGCAATCACCCTGATTTTATTAAGGCATTTGCAAACATTGCGTCCTTCAGGCATAGTGTAACCAGTGAAGATACAGTGTCTGACTCAACACAGGCTGGGTTTATGTCGAAAAATGCCGCACAAGCGGAGATAAATTCGATTATGACTTCTCCGGTGTACACAGATTCAAAGAATGTTGTGGGTCGCCAGCAAGCGATAGACAGGGTTCAAGAACTAATGACGTACATCCATGGATGATGTTGAGATTAGGCTAGAATGTTTACGAGTTGCGTTAGAGTATGGCACACAACGTGACGTAGTAAATCCAGACTCACTTGCAGACAGGTACTACAAGTGGGTCATGCAGGGTAGCGGGGAAACTCGTCCTGTTGGCAGTCGGGAAGACGACAGCCCCAAAAGGGCTAATAAAGCTAGGGGTGTCCGCAAGGGTAGCACACCGCAATTAGTGTAAATGTAACCGTGAAGCAAAGGAGGACATTATGTCCACACAAGTAACCACGGCATTTGTACAACAGTATTCTGCTAACGTGCAGATGCTATCACAGCAGATGGGTTCTCGTCTGCGTGATGCGGTGCGTATTGAGAATGTTGTTGGCAAAAATGCCTTTATCGACCAAATTGGCGTAGCAACTGCGCAAGTTCGGTCATCTCGTCATGCCAACACTCCACAGATTGACACGCCACACTCACGGCGCCGTCTGACTCTGGCTGACTACGAGTATGCAGACCTTATTGACGACCAAGATAAGATTCGCATGCTCATCGACCCGACATCATCCTACGCACAAGCCGCAGCAGCAGCTATGGGCCGTTCAATGGATGACGTTATTATCGCTGCTGCCCTTGGCACAGCGGCAACTGGCGAAACTGGTTCAGGCACACAGGCTTTGACCAACACCATCGCTAACGGCAACACTAACCTGACTCTCGCAAAACTGCGTGAGGCCAAGTTTACCTTGGATTCAGGTGACGTTGACCCGTCAATCCCACGTTACATTGCTGTTGGACCAAGCCAGATTCAGTCTCTGCTTGCTGACACAAACGTAACGTCGAGCGACTTCAACAGTGTTAAGGCTCTTGTACAGGGTGAACTGGATACCTTCATGGGCTTCAAGTTCATCATGTCAAATCGCCTGACCACAAGCGATGGCTCTGAGACAGATGATATTCGTAACTGCTTTGCTTGGGCAGAAGACGGACTGACACTTGGCCTTGGTAAAGACGTATCAGCACGCATTGATGAGCGGGCAGACAAGAGTTACGCAACTCAAGTCTACTACTGCATGTCACTGGGCGCCGTGCGTATGGAAGAAGCCAAAGTCGTACAAATCGACTGTGACGAGTCTCCAGACTAAGTATAGCGGGGGCGGGCAACCGCCCCCTCTTTCTTTGAGGGCCATATGTGAAGCAGAACAACGATTTTAGGTATGACCTAGAGGTAGGCCAGCTATATGAAAAATGGCTAGGCGATTTATTAGAAAGTAAGACGATAGAAGTTAAACGCGACTTCATGGCTTCACAGACAGGTAATGTGTTTGTGGAGTTTTTTTGTAGGGAAAAGCCATCCGGTATCAGCACTACACAAGCAGCGTTTTGGGCGTTTATACTTGCAGACAAAACTGTGGTATTATTGCCAACAGACAGATTAAAGACCTTGGCAAGAGAAGCCCACAAGGCGGGTAAGATAGTCAAGGGTGGTGACTCAGGCGCAAGCAAAGGCGTATTAGTTAGTGTAGAGAGGTTGGTAAGACAATGCCTTCAGTAGTGGATATTTGTAACGAGGCGATGGACCTACTGGGCGCGGCAACCATTACCTCGCTAACAGAAAACTCAAAAGAAGCTCGGTTGTGCAATCGTCGCTTTGAAACGGTACGCGACTCTGTGTTGCGCTCACACCCATGGAATGTAGCGATTACACGCGCATCATTAGCGCAAGACAGCGTAGGGCCAGCATTTGGTTTTACATATCAGTATACATTGCCAACTGACCCGTACTGCTTGCGGTTGCTTGCATTTTGGAACAGCAACGTCAACAACGAGGTCGCTGCCTACGATAGCCAGGTCATGTACAAGGTTGAGGGCCGCAAGATTCTGAGCAATGAGGACACATGCAACATCGTGTATGTTGGACGCATAGAAGACACAGAGTCATACGACTCAATGCTTTCCAGCACGATTGCCAGCGCACTGGCAGCTGAAACTGCATATGCAGTAACAGGAAGTTCAAACATTGCGCAGCTTATGGAGCAGCGGTATCAAAACAAACTACGCGAGGCACGTTCTGCCGATGCTACAGAGGGCATGCCAGACAGAATAATGGCTGACGACTTTATCAACGTAAGGTTCTAAGATGGCGCGGGTATCCACTATTGTCACCAACTTTCAGTCTGGCGAGTTATCACCACGACTTGAGGGCAGGATTGATTTGCAGAAGTACGCCAATGGCGTACAGCAGCTGACAAATATGCTGGTGTTCCCGCAGGGCGGGGCAACACGCAGACCCGGCACATACTATGCTGGCTCGTCAAAGAGTAACGGCAAGGTGCGATTGATACCGTTTGAGTTCAGCGATGAACAAGCATACGTCATTGAACTAGGCGCAAACTACATGCGTTTTTACACAGATGGCGGGTTGCTTGTTTCTGGCGGTTCCGCTGTCGAGGTGGCTACACCTTATTCAGTCACAGAGATATTTGAATTAAACTACACGCAGTCTGCTGATGTTATTTTCTTTGCTCACAAGAACCATGAGCCAGCAAAGCTAACACGCACAACTGCAACCAGCTTTACATTTAGCGACATCACATTCACTGATGGGCCGTATCTCGACGAGAACATAACAGACACTACGTTGTACGCCTCTGCTGACACAGGCACTGTAACGATTACGGCGTCTGCTGATTTGTTTACCAGCGCAGATGTTGGGCGTCTTATTAGATTCCGCGAAGTGCTTGAGGTTACTTACGACGAGTGGGCTGCTAGTACAAGCTATGCCAACAACGAATTTGTGCGATATAACGGGCATGTTTATAAGCAGGTGACAGGTTCTACTCAAACATCTGGCAACACCCCGCCTGTTCACACTAGCGGCACAGAGACCTACGGTGACATTGATTGGGAATACCGCCACGATGACACTGGCTATGCCAAAATCACTGTGTTCACGAGCGCAACCGTAGTTACGGCTGTAGTCCAAGAGGATGACGGCGGTATATCCGTGTTGCCGCACAATGTGATTGGGTCTTCAAATGCCACAAAGAAATGGTCGTTAGGGGCGTTTGGGGGCGACCAAGGCTTTCCAAGGGCCGTTGCGTTCTACGAGGAGCGTTTGTACTACGCAGGCACCACAGGCCAGCCACAGACCATCTTTGGGTCCGTGACGGCAGACTTTGAGAACCACACTCCCGGCACAGAGGATGACAAAGCAATTAACGTGACGATTGCGTCCGACCAAGTAAACGTCATTAAGCACATGATTCAGGGCCGTTTCCTGCAAATCCTGACAAGCAGCGCAGAGTTTACGTTGTCAGGCGGCACTGGCACACAGCCTGTTACACCTACGAATGTGAACGTACTGCGCGAAACTACGTTTGGCGCGTCTAATGTACGTCCTGTGCGTGCTGGTTCTAGCACAATCATGGTGCAGAAGGGCCAGACAAAGGTTAAAGAAATTACATTTAACTTGGATGTTGATGGCCTGACCGGGCGTGACTTAACTGTGTTGGCCGAACACCTAGCCCGCGTGGGCTTGGATGATATGACATGGCAGCAAGAGCCGGAACTTGTACTTTGGTTTGTGCGTTCAGATGGCGAATTGCTTGGACTCAGCTACGACCCACAGAACAACACAATCGCGTGGCACGAGCATACGCTGGGCGGCACAGGCGTTGTTGAAAGTATTGCGTCAATACCGTCAGGCTCCGAAGACCAAGTGTATCTGTCAGTCAAACGCACTATTAATAGCGTTGAGACACGGCATATTGTGTACATGAAGCCAATATACTTTGGCGCCGATGTGACTGATGCGTTCTATGTAGATAGTGGGCTGACATACAGCGGTTCAGCTACAACCACTATCAGCGGCCTGGACCACCTTGAGGGTGAGACTGTACAGATATTGGCAGACGGTGCAGCACATGCAGACAAGACCGTTAGTAGCGGCAGCATTACATTGGACAGGAGTTCGACAAAGGTTCATGTGGGCTACTCATACAATTCGGTGGTTGAAACCTTGCGTATGGAAGCTGGTGCTGATGACGGTGTATCACAGGGCAAAATTAAGCGTATCCATGGCGTGACCGTGCGTTTCCTTGATAGCGTGGGCGCAGAGGTTGGCCCAGATGCAAACAATCTGGATAGAATACCTTTCCGCGACAGTAGCATGGCGATGGATGAAGCCGTGCCTATGTTTGACGGTGACAAAGAAATCTTCTTCCCATCGGGGTATGACAATGATGCAAGGGTATTAGTGCGGCAGACACAGCCGCTGCCGATGACAATCCTTGCGATTATGCGGAGGTCCAACACATTCGATGCTTAACGTAGAAGTATTCAACAGAAAAGATGTAGACGAGATTGACTTGGGATACGGTTTTTCTTCTACAGAAAAGGACTCATTTAAAAGCCACAACAATGTAGTGGGACTCACCGCCCGCAAAGATAAAGACATAGTTGTTATGGGTGGGGTGCATGTTTTGTGGCAGGGCGTAGGTGAGGGCTGGATTATGGTATCTAAGAATGCCCATAAGATGCCTGTCACGGTTGCTAGATATGCTGATGAGTTCTTTGATGTTATTATGGATGAAGCAAATCTACAGCGAGTGCAAGCAAGTGTGCATTCGGAGGATGCCCAAGCTATACGTTTTGCACGCTGGCTAGGCTTTGAGAACGAAGGTTTGATGAAAAAGTATGGTCCTGATGGCAAGGATTACTACAGAATGGCGAGGGTAATTTAATGGCTGGTGAAATAGCTGCGGGCGCAACCGTACTACAGGGCGTTGTTGGTTATAAAGCCAACAGAAGCGCTGCAAAATATGCGCAGCAGGTCGCCGCAAGAGACGCACAAATTGCAGAGAATGAGTCATTACTTCTTGCAAGGGCTAAACGGGATGAAGAATCTCGCGCTAGACGCCGCGGCGAATACACAAAAGGGGCAGCGCAAGTTGCGATTGCCAAGTCTGGTGTTCAGGTTACTGGCTCATCTTTGAATGCACTGGCTGAAGTTTACTTTGGAGTTGAAGACGCAGCGGCACGCATTCAGTATGCAAGCAGTATTGAACAAGCGGCAAAAGAGGCAGAGGTAGAGTCTATAATTCTGTCAGGGCAAGCCCGTGCAGCGGGATACAAGCAAGCTGCTATAGGCTCCATTTTGGGCGCTACAACAGAAGCATATGCGGGATATGAGGAAGCGATGCGGGATATGAGGAAGCGAACTGATGCCTAAGATTCCAATGTTTGACCAAGGAAAACAGGCCGCGCTGGCTACAGGCAGGCTTGGGCCGAGATTAGCTGCGGCTAATTTAGAGGCTGCGTCCCTAGCGGGCGCCGCTAATGTTCAGAAGGCGCTTGGTGCTGTTGCAGATGTGGCTACTGCTTTTGAAAAGCGCAGGCAAGCAGAAGCTGAAGAAACATTTACTAACGACACTATAAATACATTTCAAGAGCAAGCGCTTGAATTTAATCTGCGAGACCAATCACAAAGTGTTGGCGAGTACACGACCAACTACGAAGCGTTTGTTCAGACATTTAAAGATACGTTAGACACGCCAGACATTTCTAAGTCTCGTAGCCGCCGCGCTATGGGCAGGCTAGATGCAACGGCCCAGTCTTACAAGCTAACAGGCATCAAAAAGTCTTTTGATGTGGAACAAACAAACAAAGTCACTTCTATTGAAAAAGCTGGTGATAACATCACAACACAGTATGTGTCGGATGCGCTGACCAGAGAACTTGCTATCCAAGGATATTCTGAGCAGTACGCCAGAGCAGAGCGTAACGGTTTGCAGGGAAGGGTGGCATCCGTTGAGGCCTTTACCTTTGAACTGGATAGAGAAAGGGTCACAAGTATAGCGCGTTCAGACGCAGCGACATTAGACCAGCTAGAGCAGCTTGAAGATGACATTATGGATGGCCGCGGTGACTATGCTGCATACAGCTTAGATGAGCGCAAGAAACTTGCGGCTTCTCTAAACAGCCGTATGACAGACATGGAAAATGTTGAATATCAGGAACTTAGGACTAATGGCGACGATGCTGTAGCTAGAATGTTTTTGCCGGGAGTGAGTCCGGAAGGCATCCAAGAAAGCCGCATTGAGGCGTTAGATATATCCGATAGCTTGCGTTCTGCTGGTCATATTGCAGAAGCTGAGGAGTTGTTTATTAAAACTGACGCGGCTTTTAATGCAACTATTTGGTCGTCAAGCACTGCCTTTGAAACACAGGCAGAAGCAGACCGTCAGTTGGAGATGGCCAAGAAAACATATCTTGATGACAATTTTGCACAGGCTAACCCACGGGTGGCGGCAGAGTCTATTGCAGCCTTAGAACGCGCTAACATTGCAAGAAAGAAGGCAGTGGCAGAAGACCCGGCGGCGTATGTTGCGCAGATGTATTCTAATAAATACAACAAACCACCTACACCAGCACAGATTGTCCAAATACAGCGTGACATGGGGCTGGCAGAGACTCAGATATCGCCGTTTACAAACGCACAATTCAACGAATTACAGGCGTCTATGGAAGGCGCAAGTGCGCAGGATTCTATGCAGATTATGGGCGATTTCTTTGGCGGGTTTACTGAGGGCGATTTAAGAAACTTAGCCATGCGGAATGCAATGCGCAAAGGCATGAGCGTGGCTCAGAACCTTGCAATGTCAAACCCCGGTGACGTTGCTTCAGGTCGCTTTAATCCATCTGCTATGGACCTATTGAACTCTGTGACTGTTGATGATGACCTACTTAAAAGCCAGTTAGAAAAGAAAGGCGTTGACGAGGTTGACGTTGTTGACGAGGTTGATGAGGTTCTTGAAGACTGGGAAAAAAGTGTGCTTGGCAATGCTGCATCAAACTACATGGGGCAGCAGTCTACTGGCCCGCGCATGAACAGCGTTTTCCAGATTAAACAGAGCATATATAAGCTGGCAAAGATTTATGTGACTCAAGGCAAGAGTGAGGCAGAGGCAGCTTCTGCCGCAGCCCGTATTCTGACTGAACAGTTTGTTATCAAGTCCGACTCTCGCGGAAAATCAACAATACGATTGCCTAATCAACCAGACAAAACAAATCAGGCTGTTGTAAATTTCTTAGACGAGAAGCTGTCAGAGCGCGGTTGGATTGAAAGCACCGCAATTATACCAAGCCAAGCGGGCGTTGCTGCTGGTGTTGCTGATGAAGACAGGGCCGCGCTGTTTGGCGCTGAAATCCGTGATAAGGGGATGTGGCAAACTAAAGATGACAATTCAGGCGTCATACTCGTTGATGAGAACGGTGAGCCTGTTACGAAGCGGTTTAATGAGTTTGGCGAAAGTGGCGAGTTCTTTATTGAATACAATTTTGAAGACATATTGTCTCGCTCGGAGTTTGAGCGCCGATACTTTGATGACTACATTCCGGGCGCTACACCAGAACAGCAAATTACCACGTTGTTTGCCCCAGACAGTGAAGATGCCCCGGCAACAATTTCTGATGTTGTAGAGGATATTGGCGCAGAGGGCGTAAGGTCTATGCTTCAGGAAATAGCGAAACGTGAGAGCCGATAGCAATGTTAGAGGTTTATCTTCCAGCGCAACAAACAAATCGCGCGTTAAGAGAGAACTACTTTGACTACACCAAGTCAGGCACACTAGATGTGCTTGGCACTACATTTCAACAGGTTATGTATGAAAACCCGATGAATGCAGCAATGCGGTCAACGCAGTTGTATTTCAAGGGGAATACCGGCCGCAAGCTAACTAGGGATGAGTTTGCTGCTAGTGAGCATTTCAGGGACGGCATAGAGGTTGGCGATGACGGCATCTATGAGGGTGCTGCGTCGATATTGGCGTCAAGATACGATGAGCGTGAAGCACGCAAACTTGTTCTTAATCGTTCTCGCGGCGGCTTTGGCTTGGGCGCTGCGCAGATTGGCGTTGGCTTAGTGGGCAGTATGCTTGACCCACTTAACATCGCGGCATCGTTTATTCCTGTTGTTGGGCAGGCAAGATATGCAGCAGCGGTAAATCGTGTTGGGGCCACGGGCGCCAGGTTTGGCCGCGGTGCAGTAGAAGGTGCTGTTGGTGCGACTGTTGTTGAGCCACTTGTTTATGGTGCCGCCAAGTATGAGCAGGACCAAGATTACACTATTGCAAACAGCCTAATGAATGTGGCGTTTGGTACTGTGTTGGGCGGTGGATTACACGCTGCTTTCGGCAAAGTAGGTGATGCACTTAGCCGCACAACTACAGAGACGCGCCAAGCCATGCTGCGCACAGCGATTGCACAGGTTGTTGAGAACAAGCCCGTTGAAACTAATCTTCTCGTTAAGGCAGACCCCATTCTAAGGAATGACCCTGTGTTTCGCGGTGAGCAACAAGTGCCAGAGAACGCACGGGCTGTGCCGTTGATAGACACGCCTAAAAAGGGCAACAAAGTTCCTGAGAGCCTGCGCCCAGCTATGGCTAGTGCGCGTAAGCCCAAGACTTTGACGCAGTTTATACGCGGTCTTGGCGGTGTGCGTGCTGACGACCCTAATGTGGGCGATGTGCGACAGATTGTTGACAAAGACCCGACCATCATTGCTAAAAGCAGGAAGAAAGGCAACCAGCCTCGCAGCTTAGATGAGATTGGACTAGCCGCATTTGAAGCAGGTTATTTTAGAGAGCGCCCTACTGTAGAGGAGTTGCTTGAGGCATTTGACAATGACTACAAAGGTTCTCCAGTGTTCCGCGATGAGGATGTGCAGGCGCTGGCTGACAGGGACACGGCCCTTGCGCTAAAGGAAGAAGCGGAGCGCTATGGTATCGACTATAAAGGCAGGTCAGATGCTGACTTCCAAAGGATGCTTATCAACCGCCGTGAAGCATTTGAGGGCATTGATGATGTGCCGGAAGATGCGCCAGTTGGGCTGACAGAGGACGAGTTCTTTAGCCTGCGAGTTCAGCAACAAGAAGGGTTAGATGATACGCTTGATATACGAGACTTTGAAGCACGCATGGCAGAAGCTGATGCTGTTGCTGATGAGTTTGATGCCGATGAACTAGGCGTTATCGAAAGACAAAGCGAAGAACTGATAGCCGACATAAACTTTCTTATTGAACAGGGCGCTGTGCCGGATGATTTTGTTAATGACATTGCTATTTATGACGACCTTATGGCTAAAGCTAATGATGGCTACGGGCCAGCGACAAGGGCTGCGGCTAACTGCATGGTGAGGAGCGTCTAATGAAAGCCTGTATATCAGACATCAAAGCAGCCGCTCAGGCTGTTGGGCATCAGATTGATGACGAGGAAGCGACAGAGATTCTTGACCAGCTTATGTCAAGAATCGAGCGTCAAGGCACTAAAATATACTCTGAATCTCAGCTTGATGACCTTATCAACGAAGGCGTGCAGATACAAAAGCAGGCACAAATCAATGCGGCTATACAAAAACGAAACCTGCTAATAAATCGCAAGCGTGCTGCAGAGATTGCAGAGCAGATAAAAAACTATGATGGCAAGGCAGAGAGTGCGTTGCTTGATATTATTGTGGGTTCTGTAAAAAACTATGCGGGCGGGCGTATGTCTGTAGATGCACGCAGGCAGGGCATTCTTAATGACGGTGCTGGTTTATTGTTGGCCGAACTAGAAAAAGGCAAGCTGACAGAACTGTTCACTAGCGGACAGTTTGATGAAATGGTGTACAAGGAACTGTTTAACGGTTTTGGCACTTCCGGCAACAAAGAGGCGCGGCAGATTGCTGAAGCCATAGAAAAGGTGCAAAAGAACCTTCTCAACCGCAAAAACCGCAACGGCGCAAACATAGGTGAGTTGGCTAACTACGTTGTTAGACAAAGGCACGACCCAAACAAGCTGCGCGATGCTGGGTTTGACAAATGGTACGATGACATTCTGCCCTTGCTGGACCAGCAAAAGACATTTAAGGGCATACGACCCGGACAAGAAAAAGATTTTTTGCGTGAAGCGTACGACCACCTTGAGAGCGGTAACTTTCAGAAGACTTCATCTGTGTTTGGCGAGGATGGTAAAGTTGACCCAATCACAGCGTTCAAAGGCCCAGCAAACTTAGCAAAGAAACTCAGCGGTTCGCGTGTGTTGCATTTCATTGATGGTGAATCATCATACAAATATGCTAATGCGTACTCAGGAAAGAGCCTTGCTACGTCTGTGTTAGATGGCATTTCTAATGACGCAGAATCCATTGCGCTAATGGAGGTGTTCGGCACTAACCCAGAAGCCATGTTGAACCGAATCATGGATTCCTTGGATGACCTTACACCTACTGGCAAGCGTAGAATAGAAAACGGGCTAAAAGAGGTGGACGGCACGACACGGGCTGTGTTTGGGCAGCAAAAGAAATTAATGGGTTTGGACTTAACAGCCACGGCTGCGTCATTCAGAGCCATACAAAATATGTCAAAGCTGGGGTTCGCCACCATATCGTCATTCTCTGACGTTGCGTCCAAGGCATCGCTTTTGCAGCGCGAAACTGGGCGAGGCTTCTTCAACGCATACAGTGAGTCAATACTTGATGTGATGCGTGCTTTTTCTGACCCGCAGAAAAAAGAATTTGCATATCACCTCGGCACTGGCGTTGATGCTTTCATGGGCAGCATTCATTCTAGGTTTGGCGCTGATGACCAGCTACCTGGCTTGATGACCAAAGCACAGCAAACATACTTCAAGCTAAACGGAATGCAGTTTTGGAACTCCGCACAAAAAGATGGTGTAGCAAAGATACTCGCATCTGACTTGGCACAAAGTGTCACCAAGAACTTTGATGATTTGCCTGTAGAAACCCGCAACACATTGGCTATGTACAATATTGATGCTGATGATTTGCGCGTATTGCGTGGCGTAGACCGCAAAGGCCCGGATGGCAGAGAGTACATATTTCCTGAGATGGCGAACCAGCTTACTGGGAATCAGATTGACGGATTAATAAGCAAACGCACCGGGCGCACGGATGTTACAGAAGGCATGCGTCAACAGTTTATAGACGACTTGCGCACGCGCTTGGCTGCATATTACGCAGATAGCGCTGATGCTGCTGTGCCTACACCGGGCGCTAGAGAGCGTGCAATTATGAACCAAGGCACTAAGCGCGGCACGCCATTAGGTGAGGCCATCCGTATGGTTGCCCAATTTAAATCATTCCCAATTACGTTCGTAACAAAGGGTTTGCAGCGCCAATACTACGGAAAGAAAGCAGCAGGCAAATCTGGTTATGTTGGCATTGCACAAATGATGCTTGGAACTACTGTCATGGGGTTCATTGCTAATGCGACTAAGGACATACTCAAAGGCCGTGAGCCACGCGAAGTGTTTAGCAAAAGAAACGGGTTGCGTGGAAAGACATTTGTAGAGGCCTTTGTTGCTGGTGGTGGGGCTGGTATCTATGGTGACTTTTTGTTTGGTGAATACAATAGATATGGGCAGTCATTTACGCAGTCTATTGCTGGGCCAACATTTGGCATGATTGATGACGCAGCGCGTATCTATGGTTCTATGATGAGTGGCGATTTTGACAAGGCTGGCGAGAAAGCTGTGCAAACTGCATTTAGAACTGTCCCCGGCGCCAATTTATTCTATGCTAAGGCAGCTATAGATTATTTGTTTTTGTACGGCATATCAGAAGCCATGAGTCCCGGATATATGAAAAGACTTGAGAAGCGAATGGAGCGAGACCAAGGCTCTGAATTTTTCTTACCGCCATCTAGGAATGCCGTACAGTTTTAATCGTGCGCGTTTTGCTGTATAAAGGGTTAAGGAGTACAACATGACTGTAAGCAGCACCAATACCAAGAATAGCTACTCAGGCAACGGCAGCACGACTGCGTTTGCTTACACCTTCAAGGTGTTTGACGAGGATGACCTTACAGTTATCTTGCGTACTGACGCGACTGGCACAGAAACTGTGCAGGCAATCACAACGAACTACACTGTATCGGGTGTGGGCGACGCGGGTGGCGGCAACGTAACCTTTGTTACAGCGCCTGCATCTGGCGTCACTGTTGTGATACGGCGTGCTGCGGCCCTTACGCAAACGACAGACTACACTCCTAACGACCCTTTCCCGGCCTCCGAACATGAGAACGCGCTGGACAAGCTGACATTCTTTGCGCAACAGCAGCAAGAAGAACTGGACCGTTCTATCAAGCTGTCACGCACAAACACTATGACATCGACAGAGTTTACTGTTGGTTCATCAGACCGGGCCAACAAAATTCTTGGTTTTGACGGCACAGGCGAACTGTCCGTCACCCAGGAACTGGGCGTATTCCGTGGAAACTGGTCAAGCGGAACATCTTTTGCTGTCCGTGACTTAATTAAGGACACGACTAACAACAACATCTATATCTGTCAGGTAGCCCACACATCGTCTGGTTCCCTGCCTATCAGCACCAACACAGACTCATCTAAATGGGAACTGATTGTAGATGCGGCCACAGCAACGTCATCAGCAACAGCGGCAGCAGCCAGCGAGGCGGCGGCTGCTACAAGCGAAACCAACGCAGCCACCAGTGAAACAAACGCAGCAACCAGCGCAACAAACGCAGCGGCAAGCGAAGCCAGCGTAGCGGCAGACGCGTCAGCAGCGGCTGCATCAGCGACAGCAGCATCTGCATCAGAGACAGCGGCAGCAGCCTCAGAGACCGCAGCAGCGGCATCTGAAACAGCAGCGGCAGCATCAGAAACAGCAGCTGCTTCATCAGCTTCATCGGCCTCCACATCAGCCTCTACAGCTACAACAAAAGCGGCAGAAGCGGCTACATCTGCCACTAATGCGGCGACAAGCGAAACCAATGCCGCTTCATCGGCATCGGCAGCAGCTACAAGCGCGGCCAATGCGTCCTCATCAGAAACTAACGCAGCGACAAGTGCTTCATCTGCTTCAACAAGCGCGTCAAATGCAGCAACGAGCGAAACTAACGCTGCGACAAGCGCTGCAAATGCTGCAACTTCTGAAACAAATGCGGCGACTAGCGAAACCAATGCTGCGGCATCTGCCACATCTGCATCGTCAAGCGCATCAACAGCCACGACTAAAGCTGCGGAAGCTGCGACATCAGCCAGCAACGCTGCTACTAGCGAGACAAACGCTGCCACATCAGAGACCAATGCGGCGACTAGCGAAACCAATGCAGCGACCAGCGCCACATCAGCATCAACAGCACAGACCGCAGCTGAGACTGCCCAGACAGCGGCAGAAGCTGCAAAAACAGCGGCAGAGCTTGCTGCTGACAACTTTGACGACACTTACCTTGGCGCAAAATCTAGTGACCCAACGGTAGACAATGACGGCGATGCCTTAACCGCTGGTGATTTGTATTTTAATACAACCAGTGACCAGCTTAAATACTACACAGGCTCTGCGTGGGTAGCTATTGCCCCAGGTATTGCAAATGTGTCAGAGGACAGCAGTCCCCAGCTTGGCGGTGACTTGCAAAGCAACGGAAACGATATTGTCTTTGCTGACAATGATAAGGCTATCTTTGGTGCTTCTTCAGATTTACAGCTGTACCACGATGGTGCAAACAGCTACATTCAAGACACAGGCACAGGCGACTTAATCATTACAAGTGGCGTTCACCGTGTTCGCACAGACCAGTTTCAGTTAAATAACGCAGCTAATAACGCGGCGCTTATCACTGCTGCAAATGGTGGCGCAGCTAAATTATTTTATAACGGGACAAATAAAGTAGAAACCACCTCATCTGGCGTTTCTGTAACTGGCGATGTTTTGCCAGAGGCTAATGCTACCCGCAGCCTTGGTAGTAACTCATTACGGTATTCAAATCTTTATGCAGAAAGCGCCCGTGCAAGATATTTTTACAATCCTGATGACACAAACACTTACATAGAGTTTCCAGAAAACGACAGCATAAAGTTTTTTACCAACGGTGGACAAAAAGCAGTCATCCAAAGCGATGGGAAATTCAGACTTAATGCCACTGCAAATCAGGTTACGGGTTATGAATTATTCACTTGTAACGGTTCTGCTGGTTTCAAGAGTGACCAAACCAATGTTGTTGGAATGTGGCAAACATCTTCATCAGGCCACTTCATACAATTCTTTGGCGGCTCAGGTGCTGCTGGTTGTGGCAATATTGGTTTTATAAACAACAACAACCTTATGATATCAAAC